AAATCCTGGAGAGACACATTGATTTACATGACAGAACTCTAGGCGAGTTTGGTATTAGTTAGAAACCTAAAGGATAAAGCAGTGCTACACCTCGGAAACCATACGCACACTTCGCAACTACAATCTCCTTTGTGCTACGTAGTACTGCTTCCTTTATCTATAAAAACTTATAAGAGAAACTGGGATGGACTAGGCCAGAGCAAGATCGCAACTTGTCGTAAACATGGATATTACGGTCGCCATGAACATCCCAGAAGATTTAATAATAATAACGTAGGAGTTAAAACATATGAGTAAAACATTAACGGTATTTGAAAAACTAAACATTGTTCAAACTGGCCTTAAAGTAGAAAAAGGTCATAAGAATAATTTTGGTAATTACAACTATCGCAACCTTGCTGACATTTTTGAAGGATTAAAACCTTTACTAAATGAAAATGGATGCCATGTAACTGTTTCAGATGAAATTGTTACCATGAATGGTATGAATTATATCAAAGCTACAGCAACATTTAGCGATGGTAACGATTCTATATCTGCAACAGGCTGGGCAAGAGAACCAGTTCAAAAAAAAGGTATGGACGACAGTCAAATTACAGGAGCTACGTCTTCTTATGCACGTAAGTATGCCTGTAATGGATTGTTTGCTATTGACGATACAAAAGATGCTGATGGCATGGACAATAGAAACCATAGAATACCGAACTACGAAGAACTTCAAGGTAATACAAACGGTGAAGTAAAAAGTAGATCTGATAATGAAGTCAAACTAAAAGCATTATCTAGAGATCCAAACTTTAAAAGTGTGAAAAAAGACGGAAAATCTGTACAAACACTTGTTAATAACTGGTTAGCAAAACAAGAACGTACGGAAACTGAAATAACAGCAAAATACATTGAACTAAGTGATCTTAAAGAAGGAATAATAAACAAACAAAAGGAGGCTGCGTAATGGCAGGTGGAATAGAAAGAATAGCTACAATAGTATCTGTAGATGTTGAGTATGAACCAAGTAAACCCTATTTAAAGTTTACTCCAGATATATTTCTTACAGCAAAAGTCCAACATGACTGGGATGAAGATATTACTATACTGGGTTCATTTAAACGTGAGTTTGATGTAAGTGATCGCAAATCATGGGGATCAGCATTTAAAATTGCTGAGTTCTTTGAATCTGCGTTAAACAAAAAAGACATCAAGCTTAATGCAGACTTTTCTGTACCAGAAGAAGTACAACGTGATGCAGTAGGAAGACAAGTAATGATGTGCTCCTACCCTGTTATGAAAATGAAAGAAAATGGAAATCCATATTGGAATACATTTGATAGAGTTGCTCAAGCAGGTGCACCATCAGGTACATTAAAATCTATGGTTATGAATGCTGTGAATGGTGGTTATATCAAAAACTACAATAGCAATTCAGAAAACAATGGTAATTCAACGAATAGTAATGTTGTGAAATCAACACCTCCTACTCCTGAATTACAATTGAATAACATAGAACTGTAAAGACAAGGATTGCGATGTACTATGTAGAATACGCACTTGGAAGTGTCAGTAATCGTAATCAAGTCATAGAAGTCCAAGAGTTCAACACGCTTGTAGGTATGAACACAGGTAAAGAAATCTACCGTAGTATGTTCTTATACCATGAAGACATCGTACCGTATTTGGAAACAAATAAAACGGTGATTGGTTTTAATGGCCTGCAAGCGGTTGACAAACTTGTTATTGATATTGACTATCACAAATCTCCGTTATCGGATCAAGTAAATGGAGAAAAAACTATAGAACAAGTCAAAAAGGTTGTTGAAACCATACATAGCTTAAACATTAGACCAGAACACTATAATATATGGTTCTCTGGTACAGGATTTCATATCCATCTAGCAAATGTATACGGTTTCAAAGAACAAACCAGTAAAAAACTATCTGCTCAAGTCAGGTCAACAATGGCTAGAGACTTTGGTGCAGATATTGACTTGATCTATGACCCTCGAAGACTAATTCGTAGTGGATTTAGTTATAACTACAAATCCAAACGATACAAAGTACCTATTGGTGTACAGGATTTAGATAACATGAGTTATGAGTCTATAAAAGACTATGCTAAACAACCTGTGCAAGATAAAGCAACTGCAATTATACATGAAGAATTGTTGCATTTAGAACCTATGGATATGAGTCGTAAGAATATAGTCGAAGTACGAAAAGTCTATGAGAATACATCCAAGAAAGCCACACGTTTTATTTCTTGTGCACAGCATATATACAATGCTGGACATGTAGATAAAAAACGTCATAGGCATTTATTGGCACTAGCAGCAATATGGCATAAGAAATTAGGACATCCAAAACCTGCAGTACTTGCATTAGCAAGAACGTATGTAGAACAAATGGAAAAACCACTTCCAATGGATGAAGTCAATAGAATCGTAACAGATGCTATTAAGAATGACTACAACTTTGGATGCAATCATCCTGATTTGGTTCCGTATTGTGATAGTAAGTGTACCTTATATAGATATAAGGATCTTGATGAAACTGCTGAAATTCTATCTGCTAAAAGTATGATAGAAAATCTTGCTGAGTTTTATCAAACAGATTACACAGATAGATCTTTTGATATGCAAAACATCTTTCCATTTATGAAGAAACCACATCTATTTACCACAGGACAGTTAATTACCTTAATTGGAGATACTGGACTAGGTAAAACTGCTTTAATACAATACATCATTACTCGCATTAAAAGTCTAAAATGTTTGTTCTTATCTCTAGAAGTAGATGAACAAACTATGTCTAGACGATTTATGCAGGCAGCACTTGGTATGACAAAGCAACAAATAGAAATTGGTTTAACATCTAAAAACATGGAAATGATGATAGAAGCAGAAGAATCTATCAAGCATATACAACTTGTTCCTCGTTCTCCTGACATACAAGAGTTACCTAGTTTTGTTGCAAATAGCGAATGCAAAGTTATTGTAATAGATACTATAGATCGTATTCCTGCTAAATACGCAGGTAAAGATGATCTAGCGAGACAAGAAGTAATTGCTAACGCTTTAAAAGATATGGCAATGAAAGAAGACGTTATTGTCATAGCAATACATCATATTTCTAAGTATTCCTCTACTCGATTGAGTGAAGGTCAGAAATTAGATGTACATAGCGGTAAAGGTAATTCCTCAATAGAACAAAAGTCAGATCAATACATTGCATTTGAAAGTGTAGATGGTGACGCATCCAAAAAGAAACGCACCGTACGCTCTTTAAAAGCAAGGGATGAATCTATGTTTGAACTTGCACTTAAGTTTAATTATGAAACATTCACATTTGATAAAAGATCATAATGACATGGGCACAGATTCCTTTATTTGTGCCCTTTGTCTACACATACTAAAGGAGGCTGTATGCCAACAGTAGAAATACATATCAAAGAGAATCAAGTACAGAAAATTGAGGGACATGGTACATATGTAATTGTGCATGATCATGATATAGAAAAAACAACCACAATGATTTTTAACAAACAGGAAGAAATATATGACAGTCTTACGCATACTAGACGTAGCAACAATGAAGCTCTTTTATCTGAAGAAGAGTAAAGAGTATCCCACTAGGCAATATAAACTAGTGATACTCAATGCATTTAGTGTTGCAATTACACTAAGTGATACCATGAGTGGAGCAGTAGCTATTTATTTTGAGCTACTACCACTACGATTATTTATCGGATTTAACATAGAAAAAAGGTGGATATTATGAAAAAACCCAAAGCAAATATTCAATCACAAATGACTCAAGAATTAATCATGTTATTAACTGATCTTGAAAATTCTGACCGTCAAAGAATGAGCAGTAGTGGCAAACATTATTTAGATGGAATCTGGAGATTATTAGGGCAACCTACTTATGCAGAAATAGAAGCAAATAAAGAAAAAACATTATCTAATCTTGAAGAAGAAGAATAATGATTAATCTAAAAGATTACAGAAAAGAAGTAATGGATCTTACTCAAAAAGAAGTAGCTGATCTTTGCAATGTAAGTGTAAAAACTATTGAAAGATGGGAGTCTGATAAATATCAACATAAACCTAATAAAATAGCATTACGAAAATTAGCAGGTCTTTACAATATACAAGTAGAGAGTCTTAAAAATACAATTAGAGGAATAACTATGGATTATATAGAAGTACATAAAAAAGTAACAAAACTAGACCACGTTCTTGATGAGTTAACTGCATTAAAAGATGATCTATATCGTTCCTCTCAAAGGAATGAAGACAGAATAGATTGGCTTATAGAACAATGTGTAAAAGCTAAATATGAAGAGGAAGAAGAATAATGAGTGGCAAAGCACCCAAACAAAAAGGCAATAGAATTGAACGAGAATGTGTCAATCTAGCAAAAGGTTATGGCTTTAAATCTAAACGTGCTTGGGGATCTGATGGCAGATCACTAGGCTGGCATGAAGAAGTAGACATGACAATTACGTTACCTGATAATGTAAAAACTTCAAGCAATATTAATTATAAAAATTATGAGAATGATTATGGAGTATTCAAATTTCAAGTTAAAGGTCGTAAAGCTATAGCTGATTACTTAAAACCATGTGATGAAGTCTATGGACAAATTCTCAAAGAAGATCGTAAAGAAGCCTTAGTAACGATACGATACAAAGATTTACTTGACTTATTTAAAATGATAAGTGGGTAATAGTCTAGCGATGATTATCAAAAAAAGATATGAGCTAGGTAACTTCTTTTTGTCAATGGTTGACTCAAAGAACATAAACAAAATAGTTATTGTTTTGTGTTTCTATGAAAAGCATACAAAAAGAATGGCAAATGTACGTTGTTTTCTAGGTTGGCGTTTAGGAGACAATAGGAAATAAAAAAGGGGAGCATATATTGGTTTTGGCTAAAACCATGTTCCCCTTTTAAGCATACTTTAATAACGTAGGAGTTACAATGCATGCACAAGAATGTTACAAAATAATTAACAAATTAGCAAAACATCCCTCTGTTGACCCTAATTCTCAAATTGGGGTAATGCTGCAAGAACTAAAAGACTTAATTCACGATATGCAAAAGGAAATAGATCATGCTAGAAAAATGGCTGTCTGGGGAAAAGATTATTGATAGACAACATAGAAATCAGAACTTATATGATGCACGTAGAGCAGATGTTGCTATTAAATATTGCCCTGATTGTGATCGTTGCTATGAAATAGATAGTGAAAAATCAAAAGTAAAATCAAATAGAGAAGCAAATAAAAAGATCTATTTGTACTATGAAAATTTTCCTACCTATGGAAAACAAATTAAAGTATGTAAACAATGTAAATAAAACTTAAGTAAACGGACGTAGGGGACAGTAGAGTGTAGAGGGCTAGTATACAAGCATACCGCCTCGACCTTCCCTACCGATGTTTAAAAGGAGAAATACTATGGCATGGGAGCTATGGCAAAATGATATTAGTTATGACGATCCTAAATACGAAGGATTGTATCAAATAGGATTCTTCTGCAATACAGCAGATATGAGTTTTGGCCCTGTATTGGGTATTCAAGTAGATACCAGCAAATATAAAGATGCTAGAGATCAAATCTATGAAGAATGGAAAGCAGACGATCCTAGAACATTAGATAGTGATGAAATATATGATGAAGTAAAACGAATCGAAAATATAAAGAAAGAATAATGAAACTAAAACAATTACGAAAAAACAAAAAACTAACTCAACAGCAATTAGCTGATATATTTAAAGTAAATCAGCAAACAATAGCAAGATGGGAAAGTTCAATAACCGAACCATCTATTGCTCAATTAAAACAATTGGCTGCTTTCTTTAAAATTACTTTAGACAATTTATTGCAAAAGGAAAATTCTATGAAATTAATACCATTAGAAAAGCAATTACAACGTAATGAAGATGAAATAAAACATCTAAAACATATAGATACCGATCCATATTTAGTAACCACACGTAAAAATGGTTGTGAAGTATGGGTAACCAATGATAACTGGAATGTTTTTATTGGAGAATGTTATAAAGATACAAGTGACAGAACTATAGCTGATGTAATAAGAAAAGCACAAGTTATATGCAATGCACTTAATGAAGATCAAATGGAGCAAATATAATGACAGCTAAAGAATACGAACAGTTCAGAGATCATTTCTTACATCTGACTTTAAAACTATCAGATGAGAAAAGAATCGAATATACTGAAGGACATCAAAACACAAACGTATTATGGAACTTTGAAAGCATAGGTAATAAGCTTGGCTTAGAGCCTA